TGTTTATTTGGAAGACACAAATGTATGCGAATGGATGATAAACAATAAATACGCAGTTAAATATGACGGCGGAACAAAACATCGACCAGAAGATTGGTCTCTTTAAGTAAACGCCAGATGATTCTAAAAAATTGATTTAAACATTTTTTTAGAATATAAAGAAACAAATAAGATGGAGAAGCGATTGAATAAGAAGATTGAGGTCTACGTTACTACCTTCAAGGATGATATTCGAAATAAGATAACATCTTTGGAATTTGAAAATAAAGAAAAGATGAATGAACTTATTGAATTTGTATATGAATATGAAAGGTTTGTGTTAATCAAGGACGATTTAAATAAGAGAAAGCGTGTAAAGAATTCCATCCCTTGCTTGAATAGATGTAGCGCAAAGAGGGCAAATGGCGAACAATGCACAAGACGCAGAAAGGAAAACTGCGAATTTTGCGGCACTCACGCAAAGGGAACGCCAAACGGTCTAGTCACGAATAACGATTCAGATGGAAATCACTTTCAAAAAATTCAGGTCGTCGCTGAAGAAATTTCGGGAATTGTATACTATATCGATTCTTTACGTAACGTCTATCGAACCGAAGATATTCTCGAGGGAAAGACCAATCCAGAAATCATCGCAAAATGTAATTTTGAAAACGGACGATATACGATACCCTCGTTTGGATTGGTTTAATTCATTTGGTTAATTTTAGCTCGATTGATTCTTTTACCACTTCTTCACGGTTTTCTAAAATAAACTCATTCAGTTCGTTTGCCTTCGTGACGTCTCCGTTATAATAGTTTGAAAGTATTTCCATTAAAACTTTTTTTGTAATTGGTTTTTTTACACTACGTTTCGTATAACACAACTGCCCGTCTTTAATATCAAAAACGTCAATGGAATTTTGCTTCATTATTTCTATGAGCGAGGCGGATATTTTTTTCTTATCGTTTTTTCGTTTCGTTTGTTCCTTTTGTAACGTACGAATTTCGTTGTCTGTTTTTATCCATTCGCGTATAATATGTGATAATTGTTCTTTGGATTCCATTCTATGATGTATGGTTATATTTATTTATGTTTAGTGTTTAAATTATATTTATTGTGTTAAATATATACATCAATAATATGATGCAATTTACATTTAACGGAAATACTTTAAATAATCAAAATAATTTGTCTCAAATGTATTTCGGAAAAACGAGCCGCCAGAGTTTAAATCAACTCACTAAATCTGCACCATTACCCAAAGACATTTCTGTTCCGGCGGCGAAAGAAGAAAAGAAAATGATGTGGGGTGAACCTATATGGTTTTTGTTTCATACTTTAGCGCAAAAAGTAAAAGACGAATCGTTTCCGCTTGTGCGCGCCGAATTGTTAAATAATATTTACGCCATATGTGCGAATTTGCCGTGTCCTGTTTGCACCAATCACGCGGTAGAGTATATGAATAAAATTAACTTTAATGCCATAAAAACAAAGGATGATTTGATAAAAATGCTTTTTGTTTTTCATAATGAAGTGAATAAACGCAAGGGATTACCCCTTTTTGATTATACAGAAGTAGAGACCAAATATTCAAGAGCGATAACAGTGAAAATAATACAAAATTTTTTTAATAACTATGACGTGAAAAGCAAAAACGTTCGTATGTTAGCAAACGAATTCCATAAAAAAAAATTAGTAGCGAATTTAAAGGTGTGGTTTTCTACCTATATTGAACATTTTGATAGTTAATAATCGATATATAATTAACTATCAAAAACTTATTGCGTTGTGCTAGCAATCAATGCGCCATTTTTATATACGTTGCATTTAAATGTTTGTTTCGAAGGGACGCTACATTGGTCCGTGGATTTTCCTGAATAAAAATACTGCAAACTAGTTATCCCAGAAGAGTCAATAATCCAAGATAACATAGTTCCAAAACCTCCGCCCAAAATTAAAGAAAGTAATAATTGTCTTGGGTCATAACAACCGTTTATCGTGTTCCATATAAAATCGCTCACTATCAAAATAGGAAAGAAAATAATAGTAACTAAATTTGCTGTGTAACTTCCATGCAAAGCTATTACGTAAAACAAATAGAAAAAGGTAAATCCCAATACATTTTGCCCAATGGGTAGTGCATTCGAGGATGGTTCTTTGCTAAATGATACTAACGTACAAATAGGATTTTTTTTTTCGCCAGTAGAAAATATTCCAGACGTTCCTATGGCATTATATATCATTGTGCTTACGAAACATGCGAAAATGATTCCGTGCAAATAAACAATACCTCTAAAATCTTGATTAAATAAAGAATTCAGCGCGAAAAAACATATTATTATGAAGGGTGATAATCGCAAAAATAAATACACTAGCGTGACTAAGTTTAATTCAATCATATTTATAATATAAGCAGAAGAAAAAATTACTCTATGAAGACAGATTCGAATACATCTTTTATAGTTTTTACGGATCTGAATTCTATGGTGTTTTCAACAGGAAATTTATATTTATCTTTAAATTCAGTAAACTCCTTTTTGTTTTCGTCCGGATAAAGAAATAATTTAATCCCGCTTTTTATGGCCCCTAAAAATTTGTCCTTTAATCCTCCTATGGCCATAATTGTTCCTTGCAAATTAATTTCTCCTGTAATTGCCACGTCGTTTTTAATTTTTTTATTATTTAACAAACTATAAATGGCTGTTGTGATCGCGGCGCCCGCTGACGGTCCGTCTTTTGAAACTGCTCCTTCTGGACAATGTACGTGTAATCCTTGGCATTTTGTGTTCTCAAATATATGAATCCATTCTTTTTTCTTTTCGTTGTCGGTGAGTGACCAAGCCAAAGTTTTTGCTACATTCATGCTTTCTTTCATGACGTCTCCTTGTAATCCTGTTAACTTTAATTCCAAAAATGAATCGGAGGGACAAAACATTGTTTCTATGGGTAACACGCCTCCCATTCCAAGAGAGTTTGCCCAGAGTCCATTAATTACACCAACTGAAGGCAATTCATTTATTTGATATGGCGTTATTTCCTTATATTTTTTTAAATACTTATTGCGCAACACATCCTTTGTTATTCTTATAGGCAACGTAGCGTCCTCGTGCGTGCATTTTAACAATTCTATGTTTATTTCTCCGAATAAATCAAAAAACACTTCTTTTAATTTTCGAACACCTGATTCGCAAGTATACGTTTCTATGATATATTGAATTATTTCGTCCGTAATTTCAACGGTGTTGTTGAACCCCATTTTATTATTCATTTCTGGCAAAAGATAGTTGTTTGCGATAATTATCTTATCTTCCACGGATAGGTTATCAAATTTTATGCGATGTATTCTGTCTAATAATATTTTATCGATTTGTTCTGGATCATTATATGAAAATATAAATAGGGCTTTTGATAAATCCAAATTAATTCCGCTAAAATATCTATCTTGAAATACATCATTTTGAGTTTGGTCTATTAAATGCATAAGAATTCCAATGATTTCTTTTCCTTCTTCGGTCTTGCTCACTTTATCCAATTCATCAATATAAATAATAGGGTTCATGCATTTCGAATCAATAAGTATATCAACTATCTTTCCCCAATTTGAATGTACGTACGTGTAACCGTGGCCTTCTAATGTTTTTCCATTTGATGAACCACCAAGAGCAATGAACGAATAGGGCCTAGGTTCTCCATTTTCATCTTTTAAACAGTTTGCCAATCCGCGCTTCGCGAGAGAAGTTTTTCCTATTCCAGGAGAACCTTCGAATCCGAAACTATACCCCGATCTTTCGCCGTTCATCCACTGTGCTATGATTTTAAGAATTTGGTTTTTGGCATAACTATGACCGTGAATGGATTCGTTTAACGTTTCCGTTATTTTGTTCATTTCGTTTTCTACGCATTTTACTTTATTGCATAATGTATTCGTATCATCGTATATTTTAGATAATGAATGCGAAGGCGAAACCTGAAAAAAATCGTATAATCGCAAAACATCTATTTCTTTTGCGCTATCCAAATAATTGGATATTTCCTTTACGCGATTGGTTTTTGAACGCAACTTTAATTTATTTTTTTTATCCAAACCGAGAACTGTGTTTAGTTGACCCAATTTAACGTCAATAGTTTTATTGTTATTCGAGGATATGTAACTTTTTAAATTTGTCGAACATATATTGGGTAGAATCGACCTATAATTTTTAACGCTTTTTAATATTTCTGAATTTGTATACCTTGTTTTTTTTAAACCACACTGTTCGATGGATAATTCGCGCATTTTATCCATCAATTCCGAGAACATTTGGTTCATGGTTTTCATTTCCTTCAATATAGGTTCTTCTTTATAAATGCCAAAAGGGATTTTTATCAGACCTTCGAGATATTGTTTCGCTTTGATTCCCATTTCATCTGATTTTGTTTTTACCTCTTTAAGTTTTACCATGGCCTTTTCTTTTACGTTATCGTCGACTTTCAATAAATATACTTGTTGTTCTAATGATATTTTGTTAATGTCGTATTTTTGAGACATGTCATTTGTGTATTGTATAGTGAATTTGATTACGTCTTTGAAATAATTTTTCATTTTCCAAGGGAAACTATCATATACTATAATTTGTTCACTCGTTCCTCCATTATCAATGGATTGAATCGATATTAAATCGTACAATAAATAACATATGTACTGTAATTCTTGATCCGTATTATTTATTAATAAATTCACTAATAGATTACGTTGATTATAAGTATCCATCTCCAAAAAACGTTTTATCGTAATATTGAGTTTGTTGTTTTTAATTATATTGGTTTCGGTGAAAACGGATATCATTTTTTTGTAAATATCTTCGTCTCCATAAATTAGAATTTCTTTAAGAGTTAATGCATCTATAATATTTTTATATACATCTTTCTCTTTTCCTTGTAAGGTTTCTATTCTTTTTTTGAGATCGATTATTCGTTTTTTTACATAAACATTATCGATGCATTCGAGTTCCAGATCTTCTATGACGCCATTAATTACTAGTGTTTTTTTGGCTTTTTGATTTTGTATCACTATCCTTATGCCGTACATTTTCTGATAAAAACTTTTTGAAGATTTTTCTATGTCGAAACATTCAAACATTTGTGACTTTTCAACGTACACGATGTTTTCCGTTATTTTGTTTGAACACAAAGAGGTTTCGTTGGTATCTATTGAATTTCCGGGTTTCCAATGAATAAGTTTATATCCAGTCGGACGAACAAGGGTTTTTAATAGTTCGTATTTATGTTTTATATATTCATTCGACGTCTGTATGTTTACAAATTCTGAACCAAAACTTATAAATAATAAATCGTCTACGTATTTTGTTCCAAATCCGCATATAACCATGGATAATTTGTCTATAATTTTTTGTAATAGTTCTATGTTTGCATCCACGCGCGACTCTTCTCCCGCTTCTATGCCGTGTGTAGTTTCGTAAAGTTCGTTTAGTATATTCAGCCCTAGATTTGTATTATTATTACTAAATATGTCATACGGTTTATTGGATTTTATGGAAATAATTGTGTTTCTGATTATATCTTGAACTCTTTTTGTTTTTTCCTTTACAAATTCGGCCATGTTGCTTGATTTTTTGTCTATTAATATATTTTTTAAATATAAATTAGCATTCTTTTTCATTTATATAATACGCATCTTTAATATTTTATCTTTCCTCTTAAAAGCGTTAAATGACGCGTTTGTTTTGAAAATACATATTTTAGTTACTATTTTACAATATAGCGAAACAGAATAATTAGAAATGATTTAAACGTATTTTCATTATTATTATAGTGATGGGCATACCAAGTTATTTTTCACATATTCTACGAAATTATAATCATATATTGCGTAGCTTGGGTTATTTTAAAAATGCAGAGACGTTGAATAATTTGTTTTTAGATTGCAATTCTATTATTTATGATGCGGTTTATTCTCTTCAAAAAAACGCCCCGGCGGATGTTAATGAATTCGAAAGTAAAATCATAGATACGGTTATCGAGAACATTAAAAAGTATATTGATATCATAAGACCAGATTCTGTGGTTTATATCGCTTTTGATGGTGTAGCGCCGTTTGCGAAAATGGAACAGCAACGCACAAGACGCTATAAAAGTAATTATATGTCCAAACTCGAATTCATAGAGAAAAAATCTTCTTGGGATACATCGTCTATTACTCCGGGAACGGCATTTATGGAAAAGCTTTCAAATCGGGTAGAATATGCTTTTCAACACCAAGATTTAAAATATGGCATAAAGAAACTGGTTGTGTCTTGTTCTAACCAATCCGGAGAAGGAGAACATAAGATAACGGAATTTATGAGAGAATTTGGTAATTCAAACGAAACTGTTGCACTTTATGGACTTGACGCCGATTTGATCATGTTGTCTATGTTTCATTTAAAATATTACAAGAACATATACGTGTTTCGCGAAGCACCGGAGTTTATTAAAAGCGCGATACAAGTAAGCGAGTCGAATAGTTTATATTTCCTGGACATAGAAGCGTTTTCCAATTGTTTGTTGTCAGAAATGGACTGTTCATGCTACGATAAACAACGCATTTATGATTATGTGTTTATGTGTTTTATTTTAGGAAACGATTTTCTCCCTCATTTTCCTGCAATGAATATTCGAACTCAAGGAATACAGGTTCTTATGGATATTTATCGTCTACAAATAGGGAATGTCAAAGATAGATTTTTCATTTCCAGGGAAGGTAAAATACAATGGAAGGTGTTTGGAGAGTTTATAAAAGATATTGCCAAACGAGAAAAGGAGTTAATTAAGAATGAATATTTCGCTAGGGATAAATTTGATAAATATCAATTCGCGCACCCATCCACCGTGAAAGAAAAGGAGGAATTGCTTCAAAATGCTCCGGTGATTTACCGTTCCGAAGAAAAATATATATGTCCAGACGAACCCGGCTGGGAAAATCGATACTATAAATCACTCTTTGCAGATACGGATAAATCAAAAATATGCAATAATTATTTGGAGGGACTCGAATGGACGTTTAAGTACTACTCTCAAGGATGTCCGGATTGGAAATGGAAATACAACTATCATTATCCACCTTTATTCAAAGATTTGGCAAATTACGTGCCTCATTTTGAAACCGAATTCATTGCTTCAAATTTGAATAGACCCTTTTCTCCTTACGCGCAACTCTCTTATGTATTACCAAAAAATCAACTTAAATTGCTACCTGAAAAGATGCGGGGTTTTTTATCCACAAATTATTCTGAATTGTACCCAGATAATTATGAATTTCAATGGGCGTTTTGTAGATACTTCTGGGAAGCGCACCCTCTTTTACCAGACGTTCCAGTTTCTCTTTTGGAACAATGGGATACGCAATTTCAAATGTCGTGCTCTGTGCGTTAAAAATTGATTTTGTTATTTTGTTTATCGATAAAATAACAACAAAAAATGTCCGCTGTTTGCGTAATCTGTGATTTCGCATTGAATCAAAGTACTCGAAAACCGGTGTCTTGTTCGTATTGTTCGTTTTGCGCATGTCGAACGTGTTGCGAAACCTATGTTTTGGGAGAAACTACCAATAAATGCATGAACCCGCAGTGCAATCGCGAATGGACGCGACAATTTATGAATAGTGAATTTACTGCAGTGTTTATTAATAAAAAACTGAAGAAACGTCGCGAGGAAATATTGTTTGATATTGAGCGTTCTCTTTTGCCCGCAACTCAACCACAAGTGGAAAAGATGATTAAAATCGAAACCATCACAGTTCAAATGAAAGATGTTCAGGAACAAATATATAGATTAAACCAACAAAAGTGGAATCTTCGAGGCGAATTGTATAGAGTACAAAACAACCAACCCGTTCAACGCGCCGAGTTCGTTCGAGCTTGTCCCGATAGCGAATGTCGTGGGTTTCTTAGTACTCAGTGGAAGTGCGGATTGTGTGAGAAGTGGTCTTGTCCTGAATGTCATGAAGTGAAGGGCCATAATCGCGAGGAACCTCATGAATGTAATCCTGATATGTTGGCAACGGCGCGTCTTTTGTCCAATGATACGAAACCTTGCCCGAACTGCAGAACTGGTATATTTAAAATCGACGGTTGTTTTGCCAGAGATGTTCCAGTTTTGTTATGGAACGGAAGTGTAAAAATGTCGCAGGAAATTTGCATTGGAGACATATTAATCGGAGACGACGGAAAACAAAGAATTGTAGAGAACTTGTTTTCCGGTGAAGATGATTTGTATAGAATAAAACAAAGGAACGGAATACAATATACTGTAAACAGTAAACATACATTGGCTCTTAAATTTACAGGAGACGCAAAGGTTCATTGGGTGGAAAGTTTAAATAGTTGGAAAATATTATGGTTTGATTGCATAGAAAAAAGGATAAAATCAAGGCAATTCAAAATAACCGATGGTTATAATCGAGATGAAGCAAAAGCAGATGCAGACCGTTATTTGAGAGATTTAAATGTAGAAGACGTCGTTTTAATTACCACGGAAGATTATCTTAAATTAGATGGGGTTTCCAAAAAAAACCTATTTGGATTTAAAAGTTCTTCCGGAATAACTTATGAGGAACGAGAATTATTTCTTGACCCTTATCTTCTTGGTGTTTGGTTGGGAGATGGAACGCACAGTCAGCCCGTTATAGCTTCTAACGATTTGGAAATTCAGGATTATTTAAAATCTTGGTGCGTATTAAATGA